GTCCTTGGGATAGACTTAAGACAGAGCAATACATTCGATTTTTTATGGATAAAAATTTTGTTACCTTAGATTGTTTTCATGGTGCTATAATTGAAAAAGCAAGTAACAAGATAATTGGATTAGCTGGACTAAATCCATATAAGGAAAACGAACCTGAGATTGAATGGAAACTCGGTGTAATGTCTTGGAATAAAGGATATGCAACTGAAATCGGAAAAGAAATAATATCTGAAGCATTCAATACAACAAACATCAGCGGTATTTATGGAATGGCTGATCCGGAAAATGTTGCTTCGAGAAGAGTGCTTCAAAAAATAGGCATGAAATATATGGGTATAAATAAATTTAGAGACAAAAAGGATGCATTTTATTATATTGGAAGATTATAATAACGAACTGCTAACTATCAATATTTAGTTAGTAGTTTTTTATTGCCAGAAATTAATTAAACTGATATTTAAAAGAAACATTGTTCCTTGATAATTGAATATTGATAGTTGGTAGAATATGGGGTACCATATAAAGTAAATATAAAAGATGGGATGTGATATTACGGAAAGCAATATTTACTCAAAAGATATGGTTTATAATTATTTATATCAGTACTCACGTTTTTACAGCATACGATTATATGAATGCGAAACTTTATATTTAGAAGGAAAAGGATATGCAGCTATAACTTTACTATTTGCTTGTTTGGAAAATATAGTTAAATCAGTTGCTAATGATTTTGATTCTTCCTTTTATGCGGTAGTAGAAAAAGTTAAAAATCGTTGTATAATAACGAATGATGAGTATAATTTTATTAGTATAAATGATAATTCAATAAGAAAAATACGTAATTTATTTGCTCATGCTAACGTAATTGCTATAAACTTAATCAATTATGAAAATGGTAATGAAATATTATATCCATTATCAGAAGAAGAATCATGCTTATTGTTGTATGAAAAGACATCGTTGATTATTTGTAATATAATTTTTAAGCTTGTTATCGATAATTTCATTGATGATGTGAGAAACAAATTCACAATTGATCTTGCCCAAGCTATAAGTAACTGTAATTTACAATTTAAAACATTAACATCAAAAGAAATGCTTGTGTTAAAAGGATTTCCTGAAGATTATATATCGGATGATTTGGACATACCAGAAGATGCAAGGCTTAGATTAATTGATAATGTATAAGCGTTTGGTACTTATTTATAAATAATATAAATTCCTAACTATCAACATTCAGTTGGTAGTTTTTTATTGCCCAAAAGGAGGATACATTGAGAAAATCATCAAAAGATTGCAGAGCAGATAGAGCCAGCGTAAACAGTCGCATACAGGCCGAGGCGGATGCAGCTATTAAAGCACCGCCGGTAATGACCGGAAGTGCAATAGATCCAGCATATTTGTTTACAAGCTTATGCCCGGATTCGAAGCGCAGGATGCCACCGGTGAGAAAGAAGGTGCAGCATGAAGCTTAAAGATAAACAGAAAATCACTGTCCAGGTTTATCCTGGTAGGAAGTTCGGGATCATGATCGGCAGCAACGACGGTCTGATCGGGATCTTACTAAAAAGTGGTGAATACATAGACGTTCCACAGGAGCGAGTAAGGATTGTGTCAGTGGAGGTGGAAAATTAAAAAGACAAAAATAGAGTACAGTAGCAAGAAATGTCAATGTTGTGGAAAGTTATATCCTCCGAAGACAGATCAGAAAAGATGTAATTGTAAGCAGGCTGGGTGGTTACTTGATTCCGGAACATGGCATGAGCCGAAAATATTAGGTGTAAAGCCAACAAATATACAACCGCCTGAAAAAAGTTGATGGAGGAAATTTAATATATGAATCGGTCAAAAGTTGAATGGTGTGATCATGAATGGAACCCAATAACCGGATGCTCTGACAAGTGCATCAAATGTACTTATACCAAGTTTATACGTGGCTTTGGTGGTGCTGATAGCAGATTTAATCTTTCAAAAACTCATATGTATAGGCAGGAAGGTGATCTTTGCGTCTTAGAGTCTGAATTTACCTCAGAAACAGGGTATAAAAGCGATTATCCTTTTGGTATGTTGCCAACGTACCATCGATATAGATTAGGGCGCTTGGGTACCCTTAGCACCGGTAAGAATTTGCTTTGCGGTACTATTGGTGAAATGTTTGGGTATGAATCTTTGTGCTATAAAGAGATATTTGATGCTTGTAGATTGTATTCCCAAAATAACTATCTCTTCCTTTCATCAGATTCTGGATATAATAAGCTGTCGTTTACTTTGCCAGCGGAAGATAATATGTGGTACGGAAGTGTGATTTATAAAAAAGAGGATCCGGTATTTGCAAAAGATGGATACCATTGCTTCCTTTACATTAACCCGAAAGAAGATGTGGCTATTAATTTGTCAGAATTAGATGTTCGGGTAGAATGGGTAGTTGTTGGTACCGGCGGCTGCAGGTATGGAAATAAAAAACAGATGCCTGAAAAGGAATGGATTGTCAATATTATTGAATATGCAGAAAGATTGAGCATTCCAATATTTATAGAATCTGCTATAAGCCTGAATTATCAGCTTCCACCTAGAAGAGAGTACCCGGATCAGCTGACGTGGAGTTCTGGACGTCGGTATTTTGGGGAACTCAAGGAGAAAATGGTCGGTGTATGTGGAAAATGTAAACGAGAAGAATTAAAGCAGAATATGGTAGCTATATGTGGTCGAGTTCAGAGAGGGAAACAGCCACAACAAATGGGATATCTTTGCAAGGAATGCTTGGCGAAGGTATGCGTGAAATACGATTTCAAAAATGTTATAGGAGGTACCGCTAATGAGTAAAAGAAGCTGCAGGAGAACCGAAGATGCAAAAAAGATTCATGAGAAGGCGGTTAGGATGCGAAAAATGACTGATGAGCAGCTTGTTCATTATGTGGAGGATCGCATTGCAAAAGCGGAGAGTGAAGGTTATAACCGAATAAAAAAAGAGACCAGTGTTGATCTGGAAAATTCTACAGTGAAATATTTTTTAGATGAATTTAGACAGGTTCCTGGAGTAGGGAAGATTACATATAAGCGCCTGATTGAATATGCAAAAGAAAATGGGTATATTTCTGAAGAGTGATGTTGAAAGTAAATTTATAATTTAAAAGAGGGTGCTTTCGCTCCCCTCCATAACCAATATTATTGTAGCAGAGATGCATTTTAATAGCAAGGAGGAGTGTAAAGCATGGATCAAAAGATTTTTATGATTAACGAGTTGGAGTTTGAACGAATGATGAAAGAGGCAGCAAAAATTGGGGCCACTACTGCAATAGAGAAATTAGGAGAAGAAAAGGCAAGGTATAAAAGAGAAGTTGGAAAGAAGAAGCTGCATAATACTGAGTTGTTAATGAGAAATTATCGGGTATTAAAGGTTCATACCGATAATTCAGTTTTTGATGCTGCTCATCTAAATGAATCCGCAGCGGATATCCTAATTAATATGATGTCTCTAAAAGATGATGGAATGGTAGTTGAAAGTATTAAACGATCAGCAGAACGGACTGCTATTATGATGGCGCATATAGATGCAATGTTGGACTTATTTAAGCGATTGTGCGAGAGGTCCTGCAACGAACTACAAATGCGAAAATATGATGTGTTATATCAACTTTATATAGCAGGGAGCAACATGACCGTTAAACAGTTAGCGGAGCATTACAATATATCCAAAGAAAGTGTTTATGCGGATAAAAATTCTGCGATAAAGCAATTATCGGCTCTTCTGTTTGGTATTGATGCGTTGAAATGAGGTTGTTATGTATGAAGTTGCAAGATTATTAGATTTTGTACCAGGACCAGAAGGTACCGAGCTGAAATTATTAGTACCAAGGGTTAATCTAATGGAACCTATAATCACTAAGGAGATTACTGAATGTGGTATCTGGCTTGATGATGGTCGACAAATAAGTGCGGCACAGCGAAAAAAGATATTTGCAATGTTCAATGATATTTCTGAATGGACCGGATACAGTCCAAAGGAAACTCATGAGGTAATGAAGTATGAGTACATTAGGTATACTGGCGGTCCTGAGTTTTCCCTTAGTGATTGCAGTATGGACTTTGCACGTGATTTCATTAGCTTTCTTCTGGATCATGCGTTAGCTTATGGAATGTGGTTATCGGATCTAGGAGTAAATCGAACTGATGATATTAACCGGTATTTGTATTCCTGCCTGAAACACAAGCGTTGCTGTGTATGTGGCAAAGCAGGGGAAACGCATCATGAGGACGCTATAGGCATGGGGAATAATCGGAAAAAGCTTGATGACTCGAAACACAGAAAGATATGTCTCTGTAGAACAGAACATACCGAAGCGCATACAATTGGTATGACTGCTTTTTCAGAAAAGTATAAGGTATATGGTATTATTTTTAATGATTAAAAAAGGAGGTCAGGCTTTTCGGGAAAAGCTACAGTTCCGGCAGATAAAATAAAAGTATCTCAATCAATCTTCCCGATCGACCGGAGCTTCTTTGGCTGGGAATCTGATTGAGATACTTTTTAATGCTTGTATAATTTTTAATATATAATATAATTAAAATACAGATTTTTTAAGCGTCCCATTATGATTAGAAGAGGGGGTATAAAGTGAATTGCAAAATAAAATATGGAGAGTATTATAATTATGTTTCCAGAAAAGATTATGTTGTCATTAGATTTTATCAATTGCAATTGTTAAGTCGTAAGTTTCTGCGATATATAATTTTGATGATAAAAGAATGGTTCAATCTTACTTTCGTAATATCTACAGTCGCAGTTTTAATTTACCTTATCTTAGCATATTATTTGGGCAATTACTATAAGGGTTACGGATTGCGAAGAACTCTTTGGGAAAATAAAAGTATACTATTTACTTTTTTGGTCGCACCTAATCTTATTAAATTTACAATAAACAAAAATCGAAAAAAAAGCAATGCAGTTAGAAAGCATGATATGTATAAAGAATTGTATTTATCATTTGACTATATTATAAGGCAATATTTTAAAGATAAACTAGGAATAAATTATACAGATGGCTGCATGTATACACATGATGGTTTTAAAGATATAAAAAGAGAAGTTGATATTGTGAATGTTAATTCAAATGAATTTATAGTCTTTTGCAAAAATCTCGAAGATCAATTGCCAATAATTAAGATTTCTAAAGAAATAGATTACTATTTTAATGATTTTAAAAAAATTAGAGATTTAAAAATTATAGCTGAGACTTATGAGAGAAGATATAAAGATATTATGGAAAGAACTAAGGGGGCAAAATATGTTTTAATTGATACAGTATGGGAAGTTATTGAATATTATTTCAATTACATAGAAATATTTGGTACTAATGAGAGATATAGAATAGATACTGATATTCAAATAAAAATAGTAAATATTTGCATGAAAAATGAGAATAATCGTGAATTTCTAAAGAGGCAATACGATTTGGCGAGTATGTCAAGAATTGGTTATGAAATACCTGATTCTGATTATGATTATGGATAACCATTAACGCCTTCCCAAAGGTCCGTTGTTGAGTTGGGAATAAAAGCAGAGAAAGTCCAAGGTATCCGCCTTGGATTTTCTTGTCTTTGTATCTCGATTTTCAACCCTGGTTGAGGAGTTGCTCCAGCCGAGAACTTTGTTATGATATATTTTTCATACTTGTAAAATTTTCCATTTATAATATAATTAAAATGTAAATTATAATTGAAGAATTTGAAAGGTTTGGTATATGGAAAATAATAATACAAATTCGAAAAATGTATATGATAAACTACTAAATGCTATTCAAAATAAAAATTTCCTTTCAATAGTATTTGTATTGATACCAGTATTAATTTTTCTTAGCTATTTAGTAGGAAATATGTTTCCCCAAATAGCTATTAAAACAAGGTATGGTATATTTGATATATTGGGAACATATATAGATCTTATATCATGTGGTGCTACGGTAATATTAGGAGCAATTGCTCTTAGTCAAACAAATAAGCTGGATAGGGCTAACAAGGTACTTGCTTGTAAAGCGTTTGCTTCGGATAATTATTCTAAAATAATTGCACGTAATATTAAAATGAATGATTATCGACAAGCTAACATAGAAGAACCTTTATTTTACATAGATAATTATATTGGCTTTGGTGAAACACACTATGCTATGATAGTAGGATTTGATATAATATTCGATTCTTCTGAGTATATTAAATACATCAAACTAATTAGCTTAAGTATAAACACTGGATATGTAACGACCGAGGACCGTAAACAAGGAGATTTCTTTTTCTGCGATAGCTTTGAAGATTCCGAAGGGTATAAAAGGATATATGATTTTAATCCCAAAGAAAAGACGACCTGTGTTAGTATAAAGCAAGATAGTTCAAACAATAAAGTTTTTCACTTATTTATGGCTTTTGAAAATATAACGAGCGAAGAGCAAATCACATCATCTAAACTTGAAAAATTTAAGGAGCAACTTATTAAAAGCAAGAAGAACCAGATGTGTTTAAGCGTAGAGGTTGTGAATAGCTTTGATGTAATTACAAGAGGTTGGTTTGAATTTGAATTCTCAATTATTAATGAAAGAACACATACAATTAATAACATGTTTATAACGACAGGTATAGATATGGATTTAACCGCTAGAACGCTTTAGTTAACATAGAAAAAGTACTGTCCTCTACGCTCCCCCGTCAAAGACAGTACTTTTTCTACCATTAAGCCTTTCCCAAAGATCTGTTGTCGTGTTGGGAATAACAGCAGAGAAAGTCTAGGGTACACGCTCTGGATTTTCTCTGCTGTTATTTTCCTTGTATTATTTTCCATTTATAATATAATGAATATAGAATTATTCATTTATTAATAGGGTGGCATAGCTTAATATAATTGCAATAATGGGAAGTTAGAGCATCAAGAGATGCGCTGGGGGATAAATGTATGTACGAACAAGAATTTCAAAGAATTGTAGACGCCTCAAGAAACCATTCCTTAACATTTTTTGTTGGCGCAGGTGTTTCGGCTCTATCCGGAGCTCCCTCCTGGAAAAAGTTAATACAGGAAATTTGCTATAGGCTAAAACGTCCTATAAAAGAGGCGTATTCGTCAGATGAAAATTTGCAAATTCCTCAGATGTACTACTACTCTATCGAGAAAGATGATGATACGTATTATAGCTTTATTGAAGAGATGCTTACCGCTAATAACCTCCTACCAAATGAAGTTCACAAAGAATTGTTAAACTTCAATCCAAGCTCTTTTATAACAACAAACTTTGATAGCCTTATTGAGGAAGCTGCTATCCTATATTGTCAAAGCTTTAAGGTAGTTGCATGTGACGATGAAGTCTCAAGCATTAACGGTGACAGATATATATTGAAACTTCATGGTGACTTAAAGCATAAAAACATTGTATTTAAGGAAGAAGACTACCTAAGTTATAGTGAGAATTTCAAATTAACTGAGACTCTGCTCAAGTCCATTTTTTCAACAAATACAGTTGTTTTTATTGGATATGGTTTAAATGATTACAACATAAAGTTGATCCTCAATTGGGCAAAAACGTTATTAAAAGACCATTTTAATAAGCCTATCTTCATTTATACTGGTGAAACTCCATTAAGTACCGAAGAACTCTTATATCAAGAATCAAAAGGATTATGCGTGATTGAATGTGAAAAAATAGTTAAGCACTCCACTGATTATTTTACAAGATATATGTCTGTTCTAATGGCAATAAAAAAATCATCGGATTTATCTCTCGATGGAAAAACAGAACAAGAGGCCTTTGGCATCCTATATGAACTATTAGAACCTCTTGATAGATTGAATACTTTAAGAATCAGAGATGTTTATTCCAAATTAAATCCTTATATAAAAATAAATGACGACGGGACAATTTGGACTTCCCCTAACAAAAGTGTTCTAATTCAATACTTTTTTAAAATAAATAAGATTTCAGTAGAAGAATATGAGTCACTTCCTAAAGCAATACAAGATAAATATCAAGTGATTTTAAGAGTGTTTAGAAAAGCGCGAATTAATGAAATTGATACAGAAAATAAGAGATACTCTTTTGACGACAAAGAAGTTCACTTTGCTGATCCAAATTGTATAGGTTTTAATTATGAAAACATGTTTGCTTTTGCGTCAAAAAAGTATACTTCAATTCGTGATAATTACAAAAAGGGATTCTATCTTGCACGCTTAAAACAATATGACAAAGCATTCTATATGTTTGCTCAAATTGCTAATCAAGCATTTAAATCTAAGGATTACCTATTTTATTATCTTGCAGAGGTCAACTGTATCAATCTTCGTATAAAGCTACGAAATGCAAATCAGTATTACAACTGTTATGACATTGAAAAAATTGATGCGACAGCTCCAACTGCAGATGACGTTGAGCATTTGTTTGAAAATCTGCCAATTGAGTTTCAGAACCAATACGCCAGCTTCAAAGATATACATTCAGCAAATCTATTATACCAATATTCTTATGAGGCTTTTGCCGATGGTCAAAAGCTTCGGAATGCAATAGAATCAAATTCAATAGAGTATGGTTTTACTAGCAGTGCCAAAGTAATGTGTAGAATTAATGACTATTTACATTTCTTACTGGGTAATGGTATTGTTGTTGATTTTTTTGCTGAATTTAAAAATACTATTAATAACTTGATGTCTCTGCTTGTCTATAAGTATTCTGTGCAAGGTAAAAAAAATCTGCAAGATGAATATTTCCTCGGCTCTACGCAAGAGGAGGTACATTTTGATGAAATAGATTTCTATTGTTTTGTTGAATGCTTTAGTAGCAATGAATTAATACAATTATTTAGTAAGCATAAAGTGGAAACTATCACATTTCAAAATATTGATTTGGTTGAAAATGCAATAAATAATATTCTGAAGTATTCTGAACAGCTAATAAAAAAGAACGCGAGTTTTACAGAGATTATAAACTTACAAAGGCAAATAAAGTCATGTTTAGCTTTACTGCGATATGTTGATATTTCACAGTCATTAGTTGAAACATTATGTCGGTTTCTTTTTAAATATGAATTCCGCGAAATACTAATCAATGATAAAATTTCATTTCTTTATTATCAATTATTACGCAGAGAAATGTATAGTGATGTAACCTCAAAAATAATCGAGGACAAGTTGCTTTTTTATCTAGATTCTCAAATAAGGGCAATTGAGTCCTCGGAAAAATTTAATGAACCCTTGTCTAATAGTGGCCTTACCTATAGCAATTTGATCCACTACATTGCTCCTAAAAATGAGCAATATCATTCACGTAGGGTAGCCAACCGAGTTTTGTATATTATTAAAAACAATATGACTGATATGGTTCCACATATCTTAAAGGATTATTGGAACCATATTTCACCATATTCTCGATACAAAGTAACTACTTGGGTAAAGGAGAAGTTAGCTTATTCTTTTAGCTTTGATATGTTCACATTGCTAATTGAATGCAACGTAAAAATTGATAAAAAATTAATTGAATCCCTTATAGGATACTTACGGGATATAATTCAGAAAGATTCTATAGAATCAGAAAATAGGGAGTTGAAACTGGTTGGATATTGGTGTTTGATAAAAAAACTTCGTAAAGATGATTTTAAACCCTTTGTAGGTGCTAACGATTTTTTTGACTTCTTTTACCAATACGAAAAATTTGATTTTGCTAAATTTGATGTATCGTGGCTTCTAAATCTTAATCTGCAAGCACTTAAAGCTATTGCAAATAACAAATTAGTTAAAGAAAAAATCAGATTTTCTATTGTGTATGTTTTAGATGAGGGAAATGTTTTAGATACAGATAAATTTAAATTATTAGACATATTAACACATCATTTTTGCTAAAGTGTATTATAATGAAGTGAATCTGTAAACAATATTTTCAAAAATAAAAAGAAGTATTGTCCTCGACGTTCGCAGCCGTCAAAGACAGTACTTTTTCTACCCTTAAGTCTTTCCCATAGGACAAATAAATTCCCGCTGTTACTTCTACATAAAGAAAAAGGGGAGAGGACAGCTAATCTGTAACAAACTGATTTATATATTATTTGTTGCGATATCGCAACAAATAGAATTGTTAAAAATAGAAAGCAATAGTATAATATAGAAAATACGAGGGGGAAATAAGATGAATATATTGGTTATAGGAAATGGATTTGACATAGCACATGGACTAAAGACAAGCTATTATGATTTTATTACACAAATCAAGAGCATTAAAAATGATTCTTATGATTTTGTACAACTCAACAAGGATTTTGAGTATGATAAAGCAAATGATCAGGAGATAAGACAAAAGTTTGAGGAACTTAAAAAAATCACATATTCTAACTTGTTTCTCAACCATTTTATACGCAGTGAGGAAATTGAAAATAATAGTTGGTGTGGTATCGAAGATGAGATTGAAAGGGTAATTAATGCTTGGATTTCTATTTTAAATGTAATTGACGAGCGTGGATTTTTTACTGACTGTAATAAAGAAAATGAGTTTATTATTAAATCTTTTAGTAGTGTGTTGGATAAGATATTCTCAGATACTACAAGTAAAAGTGGTACTGTAACATATCATCTTCATGAGGTGGATCAAAGAGGAAGAATAAAATCATCGCTTTTTGATAGGCTGAGGAGAGAATTTGATGGAATGATTAGAGCTTTTGAATTATATCTTGAACTATTTGTAGAAACTAAGCAGCCTCAAAAATGTTTTGACATGACCAAAATACATCCTAAATTAATAGTTGATTTTAATTATACTTCTACATCTAAAATATATGATGATATAGAAACAAAGTTTATACATGGAAAAACTGGTAGCAATAACATGGTAATGGGAATGAATGTTTATGGAGAAGATTATGACAAAAGGTTTGTGTATTTTATGAAGTTTTTTCAAAGAATTCAACATAAAAATGATATTTTAAAAGTTAATGATTTAATTGAATTGGTTGATACTAGAGAGTTAGAATGGCCTATTAATAAAAAACCACGGAGCTTGCAGAATGTTTATTTTATTGGTCATTCAATGAGTAATGCAGATGGTGATATAATTAGATTATTAAAAAGCTCAGTTATAGATTATGAGAATTTTCAAATAGAATCTAGGTTTATAATATATTGCTACAACCAAGGGGATTATGAGCAAAAGGTAATTAACTTATTTGAAGTATTTGGAAAAGATAAAACAATACAGATGATTTATGACAAGGAAATAATTTTTAAGGCGCTTGATACAATTAAGCTGAAATAAGCTACAAAATAATTACATTGACACCACATATAACGGATGTTAGACTGTAAATGTAAAATTCTATCATATGTAAGGGGATTGCCAAAAATAAAATGGCAGTCCCCTTTTTGCTCCCCAGGAAGGAGCAGAAGATGTATATAAAGAATGTGGCAGTAAAAGAGTTGCAGGTGGCGGTATATAATCCCAGAAAGGAATTGCAACCAGAGGATGTTGAGTATCAAAGAATCAAAAACTCATTAGATAAATTTGGCTGCGTTGAGCCTATTATCTGGAATGAAAAGACCGGTAACGTAGTTGGCGGCCACCAGAGACTTAGAATACTAATGGATGAGGGCGTTGAGACAGTTGACGTCAGTGTGGTGAATCTGGATCCGCTCGAGGAGAAGGCACTTAATGTTGCGCTGAATAAGATATCCGGTAATTGGGATATTGAAAAACTGACAGATATAATGCAGGAACTTGTAGAGAAAGACTATGCCTCGCTTACCGGATACAGTGAAAAAGAAATTGAGAAGCTAATTGATCAGGTGAATATTGATGCAACGATAAGCACTATGGGAGAGATAGATACGGCTGATTTCTCTGCGGATAATTTCAAAAACAAGTGTCCGCGTTGTGGATTTCTTTATTAGGAGAGGGAATATGTATAGACCCTGGAGCTTAAAAGAAATAGATAATATTCCCCGAAACGGTATTAAAGTATTTTCCTGCTTTTCCTGTGGAGGTGGTTCTACGATGGGATACAAACTGGCCGGCTGCCAGGTGCTTGGTAATTGTGAAATAGATCAAAGGATTAATGAACTGTATAATAGAAATCATCATCCCTTATATTCATACAATATGGACATAAGGGATTTTGTTAAATTAGCGGACAATGATCTACCACCTGAATTATTCCAATTAGATATATTGGATGGGTCACCACCCTGCAGCGTGTTTTCAATGTCCGGAAACAGAGAGAACGACTGGGGGAAAGCCAAGCGATTCCGGGAGGGCCAGGCAGCTCAAACGTTGGATGATTTGTTCTTTGAATTTATATCCGTCATTCGTAAATTAAAGCCTAAAGTATTCATAGCCGAAAATGTAAAAGGTATGCTACATGGCAGTGCAAAAGGTTATATAAGTGAGGTCCTCAATAAAGTTGATGAAGCTGGATATAAAGTCCAGCTTTTTTGCTTAAATTCTGCCGTAATGGGCGTACCACAGCGTCGTGAAAGAGTGTTTTTCATTGGTCATAGAAAAGAACTGCCATATTCAAGGCTGAATCTGGATTTTAACAAGAGATCGATACGCTTTGGAGAGATCAGGAGCTTATCCGGTGAACCGGTCACTAAAGAGACATATCAACTTTTGAAGCACAAAACACCAACCGACCGCAATTTGGCTGATATCAATAACCGGCTGTTTAATAAACAGAGTAGATTTAATGCAGCTGTAGTTTGGGACAGCATTATTGCACCTACGATTACAGCCAATGGTGAATTTCTTAGGGCGGTTGATGATTTGAAGTTTTCAGATATGGATTTTATTAATTGCCAGTCGTTTCCGGTAGATTATGACTTTAATAAGACCAGCGTTCAATATGTATGTGGAATGTCTGTGCCGCCGCTAATGATGAAGGAAATAGCAACTCAGATATGCAATCAGTGGTTTTTCTAAAACACAAAACAAACGATTGAGAGGTGGTGAGGGGTGAATGAAGTTAGGGCTCCAAATTATGAATTAGCCTTGCTTGATTACCAATCAGGCATGAAATATAAAGACATCGCCGAAAAGCATGGTGTCACCATTAACACTGTAAAGTCTTGGAAAACAAGATATAAGTGGTCCAAGGATAAAAAAAAAGGTGTGCACACAAAATCTGATAAGGTGTGCACACAAAAAGGTGGGCAACCAGGCAATAGAAATGCGGCTGGACACGGAGCACCGGCCATGAATAAAAACGCAGTTAAACACGGACTCTTTAGCAAGTATCTGCCAGAGGAAACGTTGGCCATTGTTGAGGAACTTCAGGAGAACGCATTGGATCCGGCGGATATCCTTTATGATAATATCCTTATGCAGCATGCAGCTATAATTAGGGCTCAAAGAATAATGTATGTGAAGAATCAGTCGGATCTGACAAAGGAACTGAAGAAGGTTAAGACTTCAACAAGCGGTATGAGTGGGAAGAATAAATCCTCCGAGTTGGAGTATGAATTGCAATTTGCCTGGGATAAGCAGGCCAGTTACCTTCAGGCCCAATCCAGGGCAATGCAGACGCTTACAACTATGCTTAAGCAGTTTAAGGAATTGACTGCTCCCGATGATGAGCGCAGATTGCGTCTGGAACTTATGGAAGTTGAGCTTGAAAAACGTCGCAACGAGACAGATTCACTTGGCGGTGGTGAAAATGTAGTTGATGATTGGATTGATGCTGTTACCGGTGAAGATGAGGGGGATGATGTTGATTGAGAAAGGATTCCTTTTGTTGCGACGGTCGCAACAGTAAATCTTCTAAGCGCAGGGCATTTTTTAAGGAGCGAATTCCAATATACCGTAAAAATCCTGTTCTGTTTGCTCAGGAGGTTCTTTTGTTTGAGCCTGACCCATGGCAGCAAGATGCTATTATGGATTTGGCTGAGAACCCGAAAGTAAGTATTAAGTCTGGCCAGGGCGTAGGAAAAACAGGTATTGAGGCTGTAGCCCTTCTGTGGTTTTTAACATGTTTTCCATTTCCTCGAGTGGTAGCTACAGCTCCGACAAAACAGCAATTACATGACGTGTTGTGGTCTGAGGTATCCAAATGGCAGGAACGGGCTCCTCTGCTCCAGGAAATATTGAAATGGACTAAAACCTATATCTACATGAAGGGGCATGAGAAAAGATGGTTTGCTACCGCCAGAACGGCAACTAAGCCGGAGAATATGCAAGGCTTCCATGAAGATAACATGCTTTTTATCATAGACGAAGCTTCTGGTGTGGCTGATCCGATTATGGAAGCAATCCTGGGTACCCTGTCTGGAGGAAATAACAAGCTGCTTATGTGTGGCAATCCTACCAGAACCAGCGGTACCTTTTATGATGCCTTTTATTCTTCCAGAAGGATGTATAAGTGCCATACGGTCTCATCAGAGGACAGTCCACGTACCAATAAAGACAATATTAAGACATTGGTTGACCGGTTCGGATATGACAGTAATGTAGTCCGGGTACGTGTCCGGGGATTATTTCCGAAACAGGAAGATGATGTGTTTATTGCCCTGCAACTTTTGGATGCAGCAATTGAACTTGAAATAGATATGGAAGAGGAAAACGAGGAATACACCCCTGACCGCATTGATATAGGTGTGGACGTTGCCCGCTTTGGTAATGATAATACGGTAATAGCCCAGAAGATTGATAAGGTTATACCGGATCTCCTTGTCCGTCATGGACAGGATACGATGAAAACTGCCGGTGATATTGTTCGCATGTATCGGGGGTTACTTGAAAAGTATCCGAAGTATGATAATTATATCTATGTCAAAATTGATGATACTGGTGTCGGTGGTGGTGTAAGCGACCGTCTCAAGGAGCTGCAAAGCGATCCGGAAGAGAAGCTGGAGAAACTGGTTGTAGTTCCTGTTAATTTCGCAAAGAAGGCACCAAAGACAAAGTCAGCCAGGTATTATGATGATATTGTAACCTGGATGTGGGCGAACGTACGTGACCTCTTGGAGAACAAAGAAGTTAAGCTGCCTGATGATTCAATCTTAGTCGGTGAATTCTCTACACGAAAGTATAATTTCCAGTCCAACGGTAAGCAGAGGCTTGAAAGCAAAGATGAATTGAAAAAGAGGGGATTAACTTCTCCGGACAGGGCGGATTCGGTTGCATTAGCCTGTATGCCAGTATTTAAAAAGAAATAATTGTGGGAAGGAGGTAAGGACCTTGGAGGAAGTACAGGAGCAGGAAGAAAAAAAGCGTATTCATAATTCGGTTGTTATTAAAACCATATCAGAGGACCGTGTGGCTATTATGGAAAGCAAAGCGGTTGATGAAGATGAATTTCATGGATTGTATGAAGATGGGGCTGTTTTGGAGCCACTTTATAATCCGGAGCAGTTAACCAGGCTTTCCGAAAACAGCGATATCCTACAGCAATGCATAGATGCATATAAGACCAATATTGTGGGCTTTGGTGTAGACTTTGATTATGATATAGATGTGGATAAGCAGAATGAGAGCATTCAATCAGCGCTGGATAAAGAATGGATTAAGTATGAGAACTTCTTTAAATTCTGCAATTTTGATGAAAGCTATACGGAAATCATGAAAAAGGTTGTTGATGATAGGGAGCGAATTGGTTGGGGAACCTTAGAGGTTATAGAAGATGCTGTTGGCAGACCTGCAGGACTGGAGCATATACCGGCGCATAAAGTACGCTTGTGTAAAAGGGAGAGGAAAGCCATCGCAGTAAAAACAATGGTTCCCAATGATAATGGAGAATTGATCGAAATTACTATCATGAAAAAATTCAGGAAGTTTGTTCAGATTGTGGATAGCCGTAAGGTATTCTTTAAAGAATTTGGAGATCCGAGAACATTGAATTGTAAAACAGGGCTGTATGATGAAACAGCTCCGGATGAAGACAAAGCCACAAGCATTATCTTTTTTAATATATATTGCCCTTATACACCCTATGGGTTACCGAGGTACATAGGTCAGCTGCTTAATGTTCAGGGAAACAGGAAGGCCGAAGAACTTAACTATACTTATTTCATGGACGGTCGGCATATGCCAATGGCCATCATTGTAGAAAACGGAAAATTGACAGAAGATTCCATACAAAATATATCTAATTCTAAAGGAGATAAAGCCAGGCATAAATATTTGATCCTGGAAGCTGAGGGCGCTGAAAAGGCGGTATCAATAGGTGATGATGATGAAAAAGCAAAGGTGAACATTCGGTTTGAGAAGCTTGCGGAAATGTTGGAAAAGGATGGCCTGTTTCAAGATTACTGTAAAAATAATCGTGATAAAATTCGATCCGCTTTTCGATTGCATCCGATATATACCGGAGAAAGTCAGGACTACACCAGAGCCACAGCTGATACTGCAAGGCAGGTCACAGAAGAGCAGGTGTTCCAACCGGAGCGGGAGGACATCGCTTTCAAATTTAACAACACTCTTAAGCGAGTACTGGAAATAAACCAGGTAAGCATGAAATTTGTGGCGCCTACCATTTCGGACAAAGCAGAGATTGCTACAGCTATAGCACCTTATGTGCAGGCCGGTGCAGCATCACCGAATATGCTTATTGATGCCCTGGGGGATCTGCTTGGTAAGTCTTTTGAGCCTTTTGAGGGCGAATGGGCTGATAAACCCTTACAATTATTGCTTAAGGAAATGGAACTGGAAGCAAGTCAGAGTAATGGATATGGAAGTGAAGAACAAATAAATAATGGTTCTGTAGGGTTGGAAAATGACCAGAATACTATAGAAAAGTCTGAAAGCATTGAAAGTATAGTCGGGATACTAAAAGGCTTGCAAATTGCAATAGAGGAGGCACTTACAGATGAAGCCTAAGAAAAGAGCAATTCTTCTATCCATGGTAAAATCAATCGAAGGAGTGCTTGAAAAAATCGATAAGGAAAATGAAGTATTCATAAATTCCTTTGATAACCTGACGAAAGAACAAAAGAAAATTTCATTAAAGGGATTGGAAGAGCTTGAGAAAATTCTCCAGGCTTTTTTTATTGCTCAAAAAAAGGATTACTTAAAGGCCATGAAAGAGCTGCCTGTTTATCTTAAAAAGCGTAAGATCAAGTACCGGATAAAGGTAAAAAAGGCAGATGGCATTCCGGATGATATTTTAGACCAGTTTGTTGAAGTGATAACGGATTTTGTTTTTGCAAATGACAAACGGAGAATAGAGCAGTTGGAGGAAATATATGCTGCGTATTCTGGTTCAGTATTCCCTGGGGTTGCTGAGATATGTGCCCGGTCCGTTGAAGGTTCTAAGCTTGGAAATGAACTGACATTGACAGATATGGCGGTAAAATGGTTGGAACAGCACAAGATTAAATTTGCACAGGAAGTTACAGAATCCACCCACAATTCAGTTATAAGGTCCTTGAAAAATACACTCACTGGTGCCAATGGAATCATAAGCGGTTCAGAGGACTTGATTTCTGTTCTACCGGATTTTTTTAAACAAACAGGACTGAAGCAGAAAAGCAAAAACCTTACCAGTGTTACTGATGTTGACCTTTATAACAAAATGTCCCAGGAGATCGAACAGCAGGCATGCTTTGAACATTACAGAGCCAGGAGGATAGCCAGAACAGAAACTATAAATGCCACGAATTCTGCAACTCTTGAGGGGTGGAGGCAAAGTGACGTAATAGGCGGTAAGCAATGGGTATGTGCCATGAGTGATAACAGCAGGAAATCTCATAAAAAAGCTAACGGCCAGATTGTGGATATTGATAAACCTTTTATCGTTGATGGTGAAAAACTCATGCATCCGGGAGATACCTCTATGGGAGCCAGTGCTGAAAATGTTATAAACTGCCGTTGTACCATGAAATCCGTACTGAAATATAAGATGAAAGGGAGGGGATAGCCTTGGGTGATGTTATTTCAACTGTCATACCAATTGCCAAGGTGGATACTGTGACCAAGACAGTAATTGGTGTGGTTTACAAAGCGTCAAAGACGTTTGATGCCAATGGGAAACCGTTAGACAATATTGACTCTCATGGAAATTGGGCAACTGTGGAAGAAGTAAAAAAAGCTTGCCATAATTTTAATAAAAAGCTGCAGCAAAAGAAACTTATAGAAAAGGTCGGAATTGATAAGCAGCACAATGAAAAGCCGGGATACGGAGTTGTAATTGAAAGCTATATTGCAATGTCTGATATACCGGATATTAATGCTTCCCAAGGTGACTGGGTGGCTGCTGTTGAGGTTACCGACAATGAATGCTGGAAGGAGATTGAGAAAGGTGAAATCGAAGGTTTTTCTATTGGCGGAACTGCAAAGATAGATACATCGAAAGGAGGTGAAAAAGGTGATTAAAAAAATTATGAAAGCGGCAAAGCAGCCTGAAATCATACCTGGGGAAATGAGTGATATGGATATCGACATGATTTCCCTGGTGAGAAAAGGAGCAAACGGTCAGAAAATTCAGATTTATAAGTCTGATGATTCAGATGAAACAGAAGGTGATGAGGAAGCACAAGGTCTTCTGGAGGTCTTGAAATCTTATTTCAATAAAGGGAAAGTGCAAAAGGCAGATGAAGCAGCAAAACCGGCAGCAAAAATCCCCAAAAAGACCTTTTCCAGTATGATGGCTGTAAACGATATCACAGAAAACATGTGGAGAGCGAACGACACATTACGCTCTGTTATGCGTGATATTATCAACAATGAAGAAATTACTGATAAGAAGGCAGCGTTATTGCAGGCTGTTGATGAATATTCCGCCTATATGAAAGACAAGGTGAATGTTTCAACAATAGCCAAGAGCGCGGCCTTTTTTGATGTTCCGGAATCTGTTATTGAAAAGGCCGGGAAGAAAGTCTCCTCAAAAAATTTAACTGCACTTAGGGATGCACAAAAGGCTTTGTCAGCAGTTATTGAGGAAGCGGAAGGACCAAAGAATCCGGAAGATGATCCGGATGAAGTGAAAAACAAGGAAGGCAACGAGAAAACTGGTGGTGAGAAGGAGGATGGAGAAGTGAAAAAAGAAGAATTGACTAATGTTATGAAAGAAGCTCTGGAGGATATCTTAAAGCCAATTGCAGAAAGGCTTGACAAGATTGAAAAGTCAGATACAGACGAGACTACAGAGGAAGAAGCAGCAGAGGGAAATATTGCAGAGGTTGTAAAATCTGCAATATCAGAAGCTGTTAAACCAATTAATGAGAGACTTGAAAAGATTGAAAAATCCCGTGCCCTGCCCCGTAGTAAAGAAGGTGATGAACCGAATCAGGTTCAGAAGTCGGAGGCAGGTATTTATGACGGATTTTTCGTTGAATAAGGAGGGAAAGAGAGCATGAACAACAGAACATTATTATCAAAAGCAGCCGTAGATACTTCAACGCTGGGAACTGGTGGCAAAATGAATGCGGAGCAGTCCACTCAGTTTATTACTTTTATGAAAGACTATTCCGTATT